CCGTTCGCCCAGAGCTTCTGTTAAAAATGAAATGTAAAACACTGATTAAAAACACTCATTAAAATTATGTGCCTTAATTTTAATGAAGGTCTACACCTTAGATGTTGACAGTAGTCAGCGCGACCCTTCGGTCCACGCCTACGCCAACAGCTACGTCCTCTCGCTGGAAAATCCCGTGTACGACGTCGAGCGCATCGAACTCGTGTCCGCGCGCGTGCCCGTGTCTCGTCATCTCATCGATGACACGAACAAAACCTTCACAGTGGACGGCGTGGACGTGGCCCTCCCCTCGAGAGCGTACGCCAACGCCGTGGTCCTCGCCGACGCCTTGCAGACCGCTCTGGCTCCGCCGACGTCGAACGTAGACACGGTCAGCTACGTCGAGCTCACCGATTCCCTCTACTTTGCGAACACGGCGGTGAGCGGTGGACACTTCACCTTTCAGTTCGGGTCGGGTACGAATGGCTTCGAGAGCAACGTCACGGACCTCACCACCCCACACCAGGTGCTCGGTTTCCCCGCCTCCGACGCGTCCTCGAACGCGACGTACGAACTTACGTCTGGTTCCGTCGACCTCTCGGGACCCACGGCGTTGTACGTGCGTCTCTCGACGGGTTCGGACGAATTCACGAAAGACGTGTACTGTGGCACGCCGTTTTACACCGGGAAGATGCACGTCGGCGACGGGGATTACGTGAATTTCACGAGCGCCGACGACCCCATCGTGCACGAGTTCCACGCGGGTCCGCAAAAAGTCATGGACACCCTTCGCGTGGACTTCTTCTACATGTCTCAGGGACGCCTGGTGCCCTACGATTTCAGGAACAGGGAACATTCGCTTAAATTTAAAATAAAGTGTTCCACGGACCGTTTGGAACACCTCCCAAGGGTGCCGGTTTCTGTCGTGTCATCGCCGGAGGAGCCAGAAATACGCGTGGAAGAAGAACGTTTCGACGTGTATAAATGGGTTCCCATAGGGTTCATTGTTTTAGTTGGTGTGCTGCTGATGCTGTCTATCGGCCGACGACCGCGTACACCGGCATCGGCGGGCGCTCAATCTTCGGGCTGATGGAGGTGATGATGATGAACACCAAGATGCTCAACAAGGTCGTGGCCAAGGCCGTCAAGGTCATCGGCAAAACGCCGTTCTTGTTGCCCTTGATGAATTGGCCGATGACGGAACGCGACACGTCCATCCACGCCAAGGCGGCGGCGAAGAAGAAGCCGCTGGAGAGCGCGTTGAGGGATTGCGATTCGAGTTGCTTCGAAACCATTTCAAGGCTCGCAGTCACTCGTTCGGTGATCGGCGCCGTTTCCGGCACCGCCGGGGCAGCCGGGGCGGCCGGCTTCGGTCGGGCGACCGGCATTTCTTCGTTCGCGATGATGGCAGCCATCGTGTGAGTGTGTTTGTTAATATGTGTGTAGAAAAAAAAATATTATTCTGGCAAGAGTTCTTCTTCGTGTATGATTTTTTTATATTTTACAACACCGCTTTCCATTCCCCTGGGGATGGGGACGATGTCTTCCTCCTCGTCAGAGGAAGACGACGAGTCGTCATCTAAGATTGGTTTGAAAGAGTCACTATAATCCCATCCCTCCACCATCTATAGCATTTTTTAACATTATTTCCACAGGAATTGTCGGCTCCCACGCGTCCCACGCGTCGTGCGCAGCGTTCACGGCCTGAAGAAGAGCATCCTGTCCGTCGTATCGCGTGAATTCGTGTTCACAATCGTCCACGGTCTCGACCTCGACCTCGTCGTCGTCGTCGTCGTCGTTCTCGAGCTCCAAAACACTTCCCACGTCCTGGCCCACGGTGTTCATGGCGCAGTACTTTGCGGCGTATTCCACGTCTTGGGCAAGGACGGTGTTCCTTCCACACGCGTTGCAGTACTTGCACGCGAGGAGTAAACTCTTTTCCAAGACGGGGGTAATGATGTTCACGAGGGCTTCGGCCTGTCGCATCTCGTAGGCCCCTGAAGATTCTCCGAATCCCGTTTTCATGACTTAGTATTGTACGTTAAAAATTACCCTGGCTTTTCCCCCGACCACGCGAAGGACGTTGTACGACCTAGCGTACACGCGAACCTGCCTGTCCTGGAGCGCGTTCCTGTTAAGGCTGAGCGCCAGGTTCTGGTCTTTCAAGACAGTGAAGTTGAGTTGACCCGTGGGTTGTGCCTTTTCTGGTTCGAGGGCGAAGCTGTAGCTGTAGAACCTGCGAATGAGTTGGGTCTTGGCGTGGTGTATGGCCGCCTGGACCGCCTTGAGGAACACGACCGTTCCAGTCTTTTCCGTGAGAACTTCACTCCCGTCGAGGGTGAGTGTGAGGTGTTTCAGGTGTTCGTACTGCACCAACTTACCCTCTGTGTCGGTCTGTCGATAGTTGTCAAAGTCGAACACGCGCGCGCCCTCACTCTGTATGACAAAGTATAACTCTTTCACGAGATTCGTGAATGAGAGTTTACACTTGAACGTGTCCTGGCCTTTGGGTACTAAAAAACTATTGAGTTGATTCTGGGTTATCAGGTAATCTTTGGGGGTGTTTTTGAACTTTATTTTTTCAATGGGGTCCAAAAACACCATTTCGCACTGCATGACAAAAGATGTTATACTGTGTTTTCCTGACAACGCCGGAAGACTGCCATCGGTGACGTCGACGACGAGGTCGGCCACGTCGCGAAGCGTCACTTCCACTTCTACCTCCTGTTGGTCGCACACCGCGCACAAAGGGAACGCCAACGTGGGTTCTCTGTGAAAGTAGAAAGGGACGTCGACGTAAAAGTCCACGTCGTTCGTGGACGTGCCCAAGTACGCCAGGACGTCGGTGCTGTTCGAGCGAATCCCCGCCGAACGCACGGGGTATTTCCCCGTGAGTTGGAACAGGGCGTTCTGTTTGCTCTGTGTGTAGTAGTGTTCGGTGTAGATTTCCAACCAATCCGAGCTCACGCGCTGCACCATCTGGCCCCCGACGAGGAGGTCGACGTGGTCGATGAGGGCGTGGCCCACGGATTCGATGTACCCCACGTTGGTTTCGTTCAACCCAGGGAGGCTGAACTTGAAACTCACGGTGCGTATCAAGTCCCCGGCGTTGTTCGGGACGCCGAACCGAAAGGTCTTCCCGAAGTCCACGGCCTGCGAGGCCTCGACGTCCACGAACTCCGTGCTGAAGTTGGAGTGTTTGCGAAACGTTTCTTTGAAGTGGGTGTACTCTGGATTCATCGTGAAAAACTGGTCCTGAGGCCCCGTGGTGGCCAATTGAATTCTCCCAGCCATTCCTATTAGTATGAGTAGATTAAAACCTTAGCCCCGCCAACCCATGTTCTATGCGCAACACGTTGTAATTCTCGGCGTACACGCGTACCGCGTTCTTGCCGGACACGTACAGCGGGGCTACTTCCACCGTGAGAAGTTTGTGAATGATGCGAGACATGTTCACTTGTCCTGTGGGGTAGTACTTCTCGGGGTACAACGACCACGAGTACATGCCGAACGGCGAACGCACGACGTAATCTTCGTACTTCCCGGCGTCCCTGTCGAAATACTTCGTCGTCGTGTCTTGTGCCACCGGGGAGTTCACGTGGCCCTTGAGCGGTTGTTCGTATTGCAGAAACTTCGTGCCTTGGTCGAAGACCACTTTATCGTTGAACCGGAGTTCGACTCGCGCGAGGTTGTTAAAGTTTGTGGGGATGTTTTGCGCCACTGCGTTTTCGTTTTGCGACACGAAGTACATGGTTTTCACGGGGTGTTTAAAGTTCACCATGACTGATTTTTTGGTTTCCCCCTCCTTCATCTCGAACTGGGAGAGCTGGAGCTGTGTTATGACGTATTCCACGGGACGCGTCTGCAAGAAACTTCGTTCGTCTTGCGTGATGAACACGAAATCCGTGTCCAAAGACAAGTTGACGATGTTCGCCTTCGTCCCCGCGGGGGCGCCGAGGAACACCATCTGCGACAGCGGACGAAACTTCACCCGCACCTCGACGTCTTGTTTCGTGAGGGCGCACACCGGAATGGCTAACGCTGGGTTTCTGTAATAGTAAAAAGGCAAATCTAGGAAGTAGGTGTTGTTCCCTTGATACGTCAGGAAATCACCGTGTCCGGTGAGAAAGTACACCCCTTGTTTCACGTCGTCGTCGTTGTTGTACAATTGTTGGCGCATGTAGATGTATTCCCCCGTGATGCGTTGGATGGTTTGACCACCGATGACGAGGTCGGCCGACTCCACGAGGTGCGTGCACACGGACGGTGGGTAGTACACGTCGTTCCCGGCGACGCCGTCGGGCGTGGGGTCGCTCAGGGTGATCTTCAGTGTCATGTTCCGTATGAGGTCCCCTTTATTCCGTGGAATCCTACAGGACACTTCCTCACCGAAGTCAGCTTTCCCGTCGAATGGGGTCTCCAAACGTTCTTGGGCGAACTTGGTGTGTCTTTTGAAATTCATCAGGAAATGCGAAAACGTGGGTTGGCCTGTGCACCAGGTGTCGGCCAGCCCCGTTGCCGCCAGTTTCAACGACATCTCTACTATAGGGTGAGTAAAATTTTGAGAAACAAAAAATGTGCGTCCTATTAGATATGAATCTCCAGTTGCGGAAGTTCAAACCCGAGACGATGGGTGACGACAAGGTGTGTGTCTTCATCGGAAAAAGAGGTACGGGTAAGTCGACGCTCGTGTCGGACATCTTGTACTACAAGAAGCACCTTCCGGCGGGCATCGTGCTCTCCGGCACCGAGGAAGGGAATCATTACTACAGCAAACACGTGCCCGACCTATTCATATACGGCGACTACGATAAAGAAGCCATAGAGCGAGCCATCGAACGTCAACGGAAACTCGTCAGCGCGGGGAAAACAAACTGCGGGTGCTTCCTACTCCTGGACGATTGCATGTACGACAACAAGTTCCTCAAAGACACGTGCATTCGGCAGTGTTTCATGAATGGGCGGCACTGGAAAATCTTCTTCATGCTCACGATGCAGTACTGCATGGACCTTCCACCCGCACTTCGAGCGAACGTGGACTACGTGTTCATCCTCAGGGAAAACATCATACAGAACAGAGAAAAACTTTATAAATCTTTTTTCGGCATCTTCCCTTCGTTCGACATGTTCAACAAAGTCATGGACGCGTGCACGGAAAACTACGAGTGCCTGGTGCTTGACAACACCGTGAAGTCAAATAAAATCACGGATTGCGTGTTCTGGTACAAGGGAAACATCAGGAAGAACTTCCGCGTGGGCGCGCCCGAACTTTGGGCGGCGCACAAAAAGATGTACAACCCGACGCACATGACCGACCGTCAGGGAGACCCGAAGAAGATGACGAAGAAGACTGCGCTCACGGTGACTAAAAAGAAATGAGGTCATAAAATAAGATGTCAGACGACGTGGTCACGTACAATCTGAATGATTCCGGTGATGGTATGGTGCCCTTGAACACCCAGCCGCAGCTGCAGCCGCAATCGGAGGCGCGCGAGCCGGTGAGCACGGCGTTCGTCGCGAATGAAAAAAATGTCCGTCAACAACATATGGACTCGACGCCCATCTCTGAAATCATGGAACCCGAAATGGTTCAACCGGCTGACCCCAGGATGCAAGGCGTGATGCCGCAAATGGTGGCCCCGCAACCGGGGGCGCCCACGGCCGCCTCGTTCGCCATGCAACAGCAACAGCAACAAGCCCCGGAGAAGCAAAACCCGATGGGTCTCTCTGACGACCAAATGACCGCCCTCTTGGTGGCGGCGTGCGCGGCGGCGGCGGTGAGCAAGCCGGTGCAAGATAAGTTAGTGACCTCTGTTCCCAGGTTCCTTAACGAACAAGGGAGCAGAAGCGCGGTGGGCCTCGCGGCCACGGGCGCGGTTGCGGGGGTTCTTTTCTACTTTGGGAAGAACTACATCTGAGCTCACTCCCAGTTCAAGTTGCTGTAGATGGAACGGTCGAGACCGATGTAATAGGTCAGCAACGCCCCGGCGGTGAAAGTCGCCGTCAATAAGCCACTCACTTCAAGTGTCTTCTTGACGTCCTTTCCGAATTTATCGAAATCCTCTTTCAAGTTCTTGAACGACGCGTGCACGCCGTAGGTGAGAATCAACGCGAGGGCCGTGGCCGTGAAGAAGAAGCTTCGGTCCACGGCGAGACGCGGCAGGCGGTTGACGACCAGACGCAACAGATTGGGCACCACGAGCGTGATGAGCACGAGACGCGCGGGGTAGTTCTCGACGACGATGGGGAGTAGAGTCGCGTAGAACACGGCTAGCCAGTAGGCCACCGCCATGTACAAATCGTTGGGGGGCGTAGACATGTTTCACTTACTATAGAATTACATTTTATTATTATTTGTCCTGGACTTCTTTCCCACAGAACGGTGTCTTTTCTGGAATCTTTTCATAAATCCCGAGGCTCACCGCAATGTCTCGAAGTTCGACGTAATTTTTCCAGTACGCCTCGCTGTGATTGTACTCCTTCACCGTGCAGTGGGCCAACTCGTGTAGGAGAATGTGAAACACCTCGTTCACTTCGCCGTCGATGCACACGCCCAACTCGAACCCTTTGTTCACGTTGTATCCGAGCGCACCGTCCCATGTGCGATAGTACGCCGTCAAGGGCACGGGGTCGTGCAACTCTGGGAACTTCCCTTCGCGCACCAGGGCTTCGCGAAGGGTGGTGTATTTCTCGCGCACTTTTTTGACTTTTTCGGGTTCATGTGTGTTCAGAAGCACGAACAGGTTCACGATGATGAGCGCGACCACCGCCACCCGCATTTCTATATGCAAAGATAAATTTAGAATACATCTGCGAAACCCTGTGGCCTGTCAACGGCCCCCAGTACACCAAGTGAAACCCGTGCTGTTCGAGCGTCGTCACCAAGCGGTCTTTGTACGCCATGGGTTCACTCTTCGCCCCGTCCTCGTAATACGGCGTGTCCGCCAGGTTCACGAACAGCTTTTCACCGAACCCCCCCTCGGGCGTGCCTTTCATGAGGAAGAAGTTCCCGAGGTCGTCCTGCATGGGTGTGCGCATGATGATGGCTTCGCTGTCTGGGATGATGCCCGCGAGCGTGCCCCCGGGTTTCATGCGTTTGCGTATCTCTTTGATGCTTCGATAGAACAGGTCGGAAGATGCGAAGATGTAGTGCAGGCTAAAGTTATAACACAACACGTCGTACTTCCTGTTCGGGCACGCGGACACGTCTCCCAAGTAGAAACTGACGTGCATCTTCAACCCTTTGGCCCGCGTCCTGGCCTCTTCTAAGGCATCCGCGCTCGGGTCGCACATGCTCACGTGCGCCCCGACGTGTTTCCACTTTTGCAAGTCCCCGCCGTACCCACACCCGACGTCGAGGACTTGTAACCCATCGCCCTGACACACAGCCTGTATGATTTCCCTCTTAAAGAGATTGTGGGCTTTTCTGATTTCTTCCATTTCACATTTCATAAAATGAACGCGCCTAACCCTTAAAAGGATGTTTGTGCACCCACAGATTGCACACCCATTTCTCCCCTTTCGTCACTGGTTTCCCCCCGTGCCACCACTTGCCC